TTGAGCTTGGCCATGTGAGCGGTCAACTGCGCGAGCTCCTGCAGTTTTAGGCGCAGCGCCGTCTTGGCTCGGTGGAACCAGGTGGCATCGAGCGACTTCTTTTCTGTCTGGCGACGGATGTCGGTCGTGGCAATTTGAATCCGTATGGACGCGATCTCATCTTGAAGCGCAGCCAACCGCTCACGGCAGCCCTGCAAGGTACTGGGCTGTCGGATCCGCGTGCTCGCTTGCGCGTGCTCATGCATGCCCGGGTCCTCCTTACGCCTGGCGCTTCCAGGGCAGCCCGTTGGCCGCAGGGGTAGCGGTCGGGGCAGCCGTGATGGGGCGCCCAGCAACAGGGGCCTGGGGTGGGGTGAACGGTTGTGTGGGCTGAGTGGCGGCTCCGCTGGCACCGCCTCGCGGCAGATAGCGGATGGCGTTGGACTCACCGTACAGGCCCTTGGGCGGGCGCACCCGCACATCAAGGGTGATCGGGATCAAATGCAACTGCTCGGAGTTACTCACCTGCATCTTGCCCACGGCGCGGCAAATCGACGACAGGGTGCGCTTGGCGATCTCTACCGTGTCGGGATTGGCGTTGACCAGATTGAGTCGGTCGAAAAGCTTGCGGCCGGCGTACTGGCCCTCAAGGATGTCAACCTCCATGTAGAGGTACTGGCCGGTGCCGTCCTTTGTCGGGCGCATTTCGCTTGCGACGATCTGGCCGAGGTACTTGCCCGGAGGCAAAACGTCGTAACTGGTGCTGGGCGCGACAGCGGATGCGTCGAAGGTTTGACCGAATGAAGCCATGGTGATTTCTCCTTTTTCAGGTGCGGGTGGTGGTGGAAGGGATCAGGGTGGGATGCAAGGTTTCAGGCATGGCCTGCGCAAAGGCAGACCACTCAAGGGCAAGCGTGTCGGGCAGGTCGTAGCGGTTCTTGGCAAGGAAGGCCGGGCGTTCGACCGTGTGAATCACACGCTCGCCGGAGCCCACGGCACGGCTGACCTTCTTGTTGAAGCCGACGTCCGCCTTGACGGTGGAGATGCGGTAATTGGCGAACAGCACGACATCCGAGTGCTCTTGCAGCAATGCCGCTGCTCGGGCATGGAGCTTGATCACGTAGCGGTCGTAGGGGTCGTGCTCAGGCGAATCGAAACGCTTGATGTCGGTGTGCGCGATCTGCACCACGGTCATGCCGCGGTCATCGCGAAGGGCGTTAAGGCCATCGATGTACTGGCGCCAGAGGTTCAGAGCCGCGACGTAGCCCTTACCGTACCCAGCGTCCTCGATCGAATGCCAACCATTGTCGCGGCAGGCTTTGGTCCAGACCAGGGGTTCGAGCCAGTCCACGCTGTCGATCACGACCGTGGCGAAGTCATGCTGCTCGGTGTAAAGCGCTACCAGCGCCTCCATTACTTCGTCGAAGGTCCGAGACAGCGGAAAGTTCGCCGCGGAGTTGGTGCCCAGCCCATCTTCGGTCTGGATAAACACGGGTTTGTTGGCCTGGCCGGCAAAGGTGGTCTTACCGACGCCAGCAACACCGTGAATCAGCACCCTGGGCGGCTTGGGTGTGCCCGCCCGGTTGAGTTGTGCAAGGGAGATAGCCATCAGATGTCCTCCCCGAACTTGCTGTCATTGGCAGCCTCGGGCACGGCACCGTCCACGATGCGCTCGAGCTTGTAGGTGGGCTTGCCAGCTTTGAGGGTGCGGGCGGGGTCGAAGAGTTGGCGCACTGCTGGCGGCCAGGCTGTGTACTTGGCCTCGGCCACCTTGACTTCGAGGCTCACGTAGTCCTCGGGGTTTTCGCCCCACTTGCGCAGGGCCTCGACCGCTTCTTTGAGCTTGCGTTGGTCGTACTCCACTTTCTTGGGCAGGTCGGCAATCACGGTGTGGCCATCCACATCAAAGCGGACGGTGCCGGTGGACTTACCAGCGTCCTGGCGTAACTGGTGCGCACGCTCACCGAATCGACGGTGCAGCACGCCTTGCAGAAACTGCTTGTAGTGGCGCGCGGTTTCCTCGGCCTCAGACACGCGCTGGATCAGGCGGTCGAGGTCCGCTAGTGGCAGGTTTTCAAGCTCTGCCAACACAAAGTTGCCCACTTCGTCGAGGGTATCGGGGTGAGGGATCATGAGGGCTCTCTTTCTTAATGGATGCCCGTGGCGGGCACAGGGGATGGCGTACCAACCTGGCGTAGGCGGGTGCGGATTTCGGGGGGTGTGAGGGTGTTGGCCGATCGCACGGCGACGTACTGGTAGTGGCATGCGCCAATTTTTCTGCTAAAGAGGTGGACCAGCCCTAGTTCACAGGCAATCCACATGCGCCGGGCGACCGAATGCAGACGGTTTCGCTCCTTTGCGGGGAGCCCGCTACCTGTATCGGAGCGGTCCATCATCAAAAAGCCTTCGTGATACTGAATCGACTGCCCAGCCAGGGCGTTGGCGATCCAGTCGCAGGCAGCCGCCTCGGTCAGTTTTTCGGTGGGCACGTACACCGGTGGGGTGGCCGCGCCTGCGTTAACGCCCAGCCCTAGGTCGCTGCGCGTAGTGTCAACAATGGTTTTTGCGTTCAACATCAAATCTCCAGGCGTAAGTTGGCCTACCACCACCGCCCAAAGGGGCGCGGCGTTTGCGGTTGTTGTAGGTTTTTACTGAGCGAGGCAGTCGTTTTTCTCAGCCACCCCGCGAGCGGTCAGGCAGCCGGCCGTATGCCAAACATGCGCAAGTGCATACGCAGGTCAGCAATACGGCGGTAGAAAGTAGCGCTCGGCACGCCAGATGCCTTGGCTGCTTCAGCCAAATCGCGATGCTTGGCGAGCAGATCCATCAGGCAGCGCTGATCACCGCTCATGTAGGCAAGCGCTGCCATCACGTCATGCCGCGTCTCAGCGTCAGAAAGCAAGTCCATGTTTTCGCCCCAGAACCACGTCATCTCGTCGGGAAGCATGGAATATGACGACCCACCGGTTTCGTCGTTGGCGGCATTCTGGGTCGGTGCAAAATCCTGAATTGCACGGTCAATGGCGACGACCTCCAGGGTGTCGACATACTCCGGCTCAGAAAACACGAGTCTCTGCCGGTCAGCTTTTCTGGCGTTCAAAAAATCAGTGGTGCAATGCGCTGAGACAGTCCCTGTGAAGGTACCGGGTGCGCCACGGCTGGGGTCAAACTGCTTTTTGCGCCTGTAGATGTCACACAGGATCTCCTGGTACAGATCCTCACGCTCGGCTGGGGCAAGCCCGGCAGTCAGCGCTGCCCTATATGCACGAGTTTTGGCGGCACTCACCGCAGCCTCGCAGAAGGCGTCATTAGCAGCCGCATGGACGCCCCTTTTAGGAGTTCCAGTTGATGCGTCTGCGTTGGGGTTCTTGGGGGTAACTCCAGGCTTGATTTCAGTTGGCAACATGTTTTTCCTTTTCCGTGTTCGTGTACATGAAGCCATTGGACCGGGGTTACTTCATGAAGGCACCGCAATTGCGTTTTTGGTTACCGCAGTTGCGGTAACGTCGAACAACTTCCTCTATTGACTCAGACTGCGCTTGGCCTCTGAAAATTTGTCTTCAAGATTTCGCTGAGAGATGCCGGGCTTTGCGCCAAAGTGAGCGACGATGTTCGAGATAACCGCTGACTGGTTTTCAAAAACAGAATTGGCTTTGCCTGCGGAGTTCTTGTTCAACATCACGGCCAGCATCGCGCCGATGATGTTCAGGTAAGTGGTTTCAGACCTTCGCCCAGGCAACTTTGGATTCTGTGTTTGCTCTTGAAGCGCATGCAGATCTGCCGCCAGTTGATTCTTTTCAGCCCGAAGCTTTTTGTACTCTTCCCTGGCTGTATTCAGCTTGGCCTCGAGTGCCTCTCGATCTGCCTGAAGCGCCTGGAACGCTTCAACGCTGATAGCCGGGTGGACATTTCGTTCCACCGCATCGAAAAGAAATTCAGGCTTATCCGTTGGAAAGGTGGCCGCGATCCAGTCCTTGAGGTGTTGCCGCTATAAGTGGCGCCGATCAGCTGCAACGTGCTCCTCAGTCGGAACGACTTTTCCGTTTTCTCGGCTACAGGGCAGCAAACCCTTCACGATCGCGTCGTGAATGGCCCGACACCTGGGTTCAAGGCAATCGATGTAGGGATGCTTCAGTATCCCTTTCACAACCTCCTTGCACTGGGACAGATGCTCCTCAACTTCCGCGACGGGAATGCCGCACCAAAGCGCTGCGGCTACCGGGACGCGGTAAACGGTGAAATAGGCCTGGACTGCCTCACAACTGTCGTTTTCCCATGGTTTCTTGCTCA